CCTCCGTTCAATATTTGCCAGCAATGCTCGCAAATATGCCGCACTTCGCACAGATCCACGCGAAGAGCGAGAACGAAGAGGCGTTCCTAGTGGACGTAACAGTCCGGAACGCGCGGCTGGCCTTCGTTCCGAAGACCGCACTGAAGTACCGCACAATCGCAATTGAACCGTTCCTAACGTCCGGCTATCAGCTGGGCATTGGAAGGGAGTTGCGAAAGCGCATGGCGCGGCATGGGATAGATCTCAGTGACCAGTCGATCAACGCAGAATATGCGCGAATCGGCTCAATTACTGACGAGTTAGCAACTCTCGATCTCTCCAACGCATCAGACTCGGTATCTACCGAGCTAGTGCGTTTCCTTCTTCCACCTGATTGGTTTTCGCTACTTAGTTCTTTCCGCTCACCGCGGATCGAGTATGGTAGTGAAGTGCTCCAACTAGAAAAGTTTTCTTCAATGGGTAATGGTTTTACATTCCCTCTGGAGTCACTGATCTTTTGGGCATTAAGCCATGCCGCAGGCGGTTTTGCTTCCGTCTACGGGGACGACATTGTCGTCCGCAGCTCAAGTGCATTTGAAGTTATCGCTGCTCTTGAGATGTCAGGGTTCACGATCAACACAGAAAAGAGTTTCATTTCTGGGCCTTTTCGTGAATCTTGTGGGAAGGACTATTGGAACGGAGTTCTTATCCGACCATGGTACTGTAAAGGTGCCCTTACTCCCTATTCCTTGATCGGGTGCCACAATTTCTTCTTCCGAAGATTTGGTGACTCCCGACTGACCCGATATATCCTAAAGTGGATTCCTCCACATTTGCGGATATACGGGCCGGATGGATATGGGGACGGGCATCTCCTACACCGAGACACATCTACTGGGTTAACTGCCCATGGACGTGCCCGGGGTTGGAGTGGTTACACTTTCGAGACTTACACCCTTCGAGGGCGGACGTCTCTGAGAGTACACCCAGGCGATCACATTGCCTGTTTGTACTTCACTTATGTAGCCGAAAGACTACTTAGTGGTGTGAACGACCCTTACAGTCCTGTTTCCATTGGTCATAGTCGGATGGGTAAGCTCTTAAAGAGCTATCCCCGCCCGTCTAGATCTCTGGAATACCATAAGATAAGAGTGTACACTCTATAACACATTGAAGTGCC